AAATATCAATTGGTAAAAGACCAAGGGTCGATTATTTTAGCGGTTGATTTCTTGCGTAGAATAGTTTCACTAATTTTTCTTTTAGTTTCTTCAGAATGTGTTTTACCAGTATGAGAAACACTCATTTTAGATTTCGTTTCGTCTGAAAATCTTGAACCAAGACGGGCCGATCTTATTTTATTTTTAGTTTCTTGAGTATGTTCCATGTTGTATTTAGTCTAATTAACTTAGTTAAAACAAGCATTTTATAAATAAAAGTAAATGATAGTTAGTTAAAAATATATAACCTAAGGAGTCAAACAACATGGCCTTTCAAGTATCTCCAGGCGTTAATGTTAGTGAGATTGATCTTACTACTGTAGTCCCTGCCGTCGATACCACATCTGCTGGTCTCGCTGGTCATTTCGTATGGGGTCCAGTAGATAAGAGAGTTCTTATTACTAGCGAAAACGATTTAGTTAGTAATTTCAATAAGCCCAATTCAAACACTGCTGATGATTTTTTCACCGCAACAAACTTTCTTTCATATTCAAACGCATTACAGACTGTACGGGTAGTTCAAACTGGTGCTTCTTCATTAGCTACTGCGGCTCGTAATGCTACAGATAATGTTGCTAATACAATCAATACAGTTATTAAAAACGGTGATGATTATGATGATAACTACACTACTGGTATCACCGGTGTAGGGCAATGGGTAGCTAAGTATCCTGGTGAACTAGGAAATTCATTGAAGGTTTCTGTATGTGCTAGTGCTACTGCATGGTCAAATGGTATATCAGGAAACGTTGCTATTACTACTCAAACAACTGCTCTTACTGGTAATGGTACTGCCTTCTCTACTCAATTCGTAGTTGGTGACCTAATCGAATTAGGCCCAGACAAACAGAAGATTCGTATTTCTTCTATTGGCGGTGCTACTGCTATGACTTTAGCTGATAAATATACTGGTAATACTATTACAATTAATGCTACTCATAGTCTACCAGCTAATGTAACAAGATTTTGGGAGTTCTATAATAACTTTGATGTAGCTCCAGGTACTTCACCTTATGCTAACACACAAAGTGGTGTGGCTGATGAAATTCATGTTGCCATTGTTGATGAAGATGGTAAATGGTCAGGTACTAAAAATCAAGTATTAGAGACTTTTGCCAGTCTTTCATTAGGCGAAGATGCTAAGACCGCTGAAGGTAATTCTAATTATTATAAAGAAATCATCAATAGAAGGTCAGCATATGTATGGTGGGCCGGGCATAATTCAACTAACACAAATGCTGGTAATAAAGTAGCTAGTACAACTTTCGTTGGTGGAACTGCTGTTCAGAATTCATCACTAGTAAATGGTAGAGATGGTGCTACACCATCAAATTCTGATTACATCAACGGCTACAACTTCTTCAAGAATACAGAAGAAGTAGATTGTTCTTTCATTCTTGGTTCTTCCGCTAACCAAACTAGAGCAGTCCATCTAGTAAATGAAATTGCTGAATATCGTAAAGACTGTTTAGCAATACTTTCACCTGAGAAGGCTGATGTTGTAGATAATTCAAGGTTCTCTGGTTCAGAAGCAGAAGACATTGTTGCATTCCGTAATACTCTACCATCAAGCTCATATGCAGTATTTGACTCTGGTTGGAAGTATCAGTATGATAAGTTTAATGATCTATATCGAAATATTCCCTTAAATGGTGATACTGCTGGTACGATGGTAAGAACTGATAAAGTTCGTGATCCATGGTATTCACCTGCTGGTTTCAATAGAGGTCAAATTAAAAATGTTATTAAACTAGCATTTAATCCTAATAAATCAGAAAGAGACGTTCTTTATAAAAGTGGTGTAAATCCTGTAACTACATTCCCAGGACAAGGTACTGTACTATTCGGTGATAAGACTATGTTAGCTAAACCCAGTGCTTTTGATCGAATTAATGTAAGAAGACTCTTTATTGTATTAGAAAAAGCTATTGCTACGGCTGCGAAGTTTACTCTCTTTGAGTTCAACGATGAATTCACTAGAGCAAACTTTGTTAATCTTGTTGACCCATTCCTCCGCGATGTACAGGGCCGTAGAGGTATATTTGATTTTAGAGTAGTGTGCGATGAATCTAATAACACTCCCGAGGTCATTGATCGTAATGAGTTCGTCGGTGATATCTATATCAAGCCTGCTCGTTCTATCAACTTTATTCAGCTAAACTTCGTCGCAGTGCGAACTGGTGTTGACTTTAGTGAAGTAGTTGGCCAGTTCTAATATAAATAATTAAAAGATAAGGAGAAAATCAAATGGCATTTAATATTAATGGATTTCAAGGTGCTTTAGCAGGTGGGGGGGCTAGACCTAACCTATTCCAAGTTATGGTTCACAATCCTACCAATCTATCGCTAACCTTACAGAGTGCCTTCATGATACAGGCTTCAAGTATTCCTGAATCAACTTTAGGCGTTGCTACCCAAAACTATTTTGGACGGCCTATTAAGTTTGCTGGTAACAGAACAGTTGCTGATTGGACAGTTACTGTTATTAATGATGAAGATTTCGCTATTCGTAGTGCAATGGAAGATTGGTCTGAGAAGATTAACGGTTTACAAACTAATCTTAGAGATCCAGGGTTTCTCAATGCTGGACAATATAAGTCTACTGCTACGGTAACACAGTACGGTAAGGGTGGCGAGACTCTTAGATCTTATTCTTTTAGAGGTATCTTTCCTGTGAGTGTCGGCGCAATTGCTCTAGATTGGGGTACTAATGACGCAATGGAAACGTTCGATGTAACCTTTTCTGTGGATTATTGGGAAGCAATAGCAGCATAACGTAAGCCGTAACATAATTTTTATTATGAAGACTTAGAAAAAACGGCGGTTGCTTCGTGACTGCCGTTTTTTTATAATATAAATAGAATTATAGAATCTCTATACTAGGAAGTGTGATATATGGCAGTAGAATTATTTGGTTTCACAATTGCAAAAACTAAAGAAGAACAGAATTCTGATACCGTAAAATCGTTTGTGCCACCAGCACATGATGATGGAGCAGTAGAAGTAGCTGCTGGAGGCTCATATGGAACATACGTCGATCTAGAAGGTACTACTAAATCAGAAGCAGATCTAGTTTCGCGTTATCGTACAATGGCCATGCAGCCAGAGTGTGATAGTGCTATTGAAGATATCGTCAATGAAGCTATTGTTATTGACGATGCCGTACCAGTAGATATTATATTAGATGAACTAGAATATTCAGATACTATTAAAACTAAAATTAGAGAAGAATTCTATACTGTTTTAAAACTTTTAGATTTTAATTCTGTCGGTTATGATATCTTTAAACAATGGTATATTGATGGTCGTTTATACTATCATATTATGATAAACGAAGCTAAACCTAGGGAAGGTATTGTAGAATTACGCAAGATAGATCCTAGAAAAATCAAGAAAATTCGTGAGAAAATAACGACTACAGATCCTCGTACTAGGGTTACTATCGAAAAAGGATATAATGAATACTTTATATATTATGCTAAAGGTATAGGTTCGGCTGGCACGAATTCTGGTGTTAAAGTAGCAAAGGATTCTATCTGTCATATAACAAGTGGCGTAATAGATCCTAATAATAAATTCATTTTAGGGTATCTTCATAAAGCTATCAAACCTCTAAACCAACTCCGTATGTTGGAAGATGCAACTGTAATTTATCGTCTATCTAGAGCGCCAGAAAGACGTATCTTTTACATTGATGTAGGCAATCTACCTCCAGTAAAAGCAGAACAATACTTAGCTAATATGATGGCCAAGTATAAGAATCGTCTTGTTTATGATGCTACTACAGGTGAAGTAAGAGATGATCGTAAGTTTATGACTATGCTAGAGGATTTCTGGCTACCTAGACGTGAAGGTGGTAGAGGTACTCAAATCGAAACTTTACCCGGTGGTACTAATTTGGGTGAAATGGATGATGTAGATTATTTTCGGCGTAAGTTGTATAAATCTCTTAATGTGCCTGTTACTCGTTTAGAGTCTGAGAATCAGTTTAACTTAGGT